CCAACAACCTACCCCCACACCTGGAGAGATACTCCCCGCGCGTAAGGGGGCCTCGAAGGCCGATTTGGCGAGAGGCTTCCTCGCCTTCTGGCAAGCCTACCCCCGGAAGAAGTCCAAGGACACCGCAGCCAAGGCCTTCGCCAAGGCCATGGGCCGGATCACCGAGGGGGACCCTCTCGCCGTGATCCTCGCCGGAATCGAGCGTGCCCTGCCCGGCTGGGACGATCCGCAGTTCATCCCGCACCCGGCCACCTGGCTCAACGCCGCTGGTTGGGAAGACGAACCTCCCCCGACCCGAGAGAACCGCCATGACCGCCCTGCAAACGATCACCGCCGCACCGCTTCCTACGCCCAGCCTTCCCGTGCCGAGCGTGACCAATCAGCAGCTCTTCGCGTCCTTGCTCGCCGGGGGGCTCTTCCGGGACAGGGTGAAGGCGGGGGAGTTCACGACCTCGGACCTTCCCGCCCTGCGGCAGCTTGAGGCGCAGCTTCAGCCCGCCAATGAGCCCGCCAAGACGTGGGACGCAGCGGCAGTGATGGAACGGCTTTTCGCGCACTACCCCCGACCGGACCTGCCGGAGAGTGCCGCCGCCACCCGCCTGGATGACTGGTACGACGATCTGGAGGGCCTGCCCCTTCAGGTGATCGAGGCAACCGCCCGCGACTGGCGCCGCAGCAACGCTCGCTTCGCCCCGACGCCCGGCCAGTTCCTCGACAAGGCCAAGCGCTACTCCGAGCCGCACAGCGTCGGCCTGGGTGTCGTCCGCCTCGCTATCCGCATCTTGGCCGAGCAGGCGCCCGCCAACGACACCACGGCGCCGGGCGATGCTGCATGAGCCGAAACCAGTTCCGCACCGTCTCCGAACAGGAAAACGGCCAGTGGGTCCGGTATCGCCTGCTCGCCTGCCGCTGCGGTGCTGAGGGTCGGATCAAGGACACGTCCGCGCGCCTGCTTCCCGTGTCGCCCCTGGCGGAAGCTTTCCGTCGTGCCGGATGGACCAACGTCAAGCCCGACCGGGGCACTTGCCCCTCCTGCTCTGCCCCTAAGCCCAAGCCCATTCCCCAGGAGAAACCCGTCATGGCCGTCGAGCCGCCCCGCCAGCCCAACACTGAAGACAAGCGTCGCATCCGCGAGGCCCTGTTTGCCCACTACCTTGAGGACAAGGGTTGCTACGCCAAGGCGCACAGCGACAGATCGGTGGGACAATCGCTCAACGTGCCGTTCGCGTGGGTGTCCGCCACGCGCGAGGCGCTGGGCTTCGGCCCTGACGTGAACGAAGCGGCATCCGCCTTCAACAGCGAGGTCGGCGCGATCCGCCAAAGCCTGACCGACCTGCAGGACGAGGTGCTGAAGCTGGTCGCCAACCGCTGCGATGAGCTTGAGAAACGCCTGAACGCCGTTGAGCGCGCTGGCTACAAGGGTGCAGCATGAGCCGTAGAAAGAAGAAGCCCCACGACCCGGCCGCCGCCGAGCGCCACCGCCAGGAGCGAGAGGCGAACGCCGCCGAGGTCGCACGCCTGCGGGCCCAGCCCAGCACGGCGGTCAACGTGGACAAACGCACCGGTAGACTGACGGGTGCATGGCGCCTGAACTGTTTCAACACCCTGCTGGCCCAAGGCTCGCCGGAGCGCGAGGCCATCGACTGGCTGGACGCCACGATCCGCACAGCCAACGGCGAGAACGGTCAGGAACGCCGGCCCGACTTCATCCGCGCATCGAACGACGGAGCGCCAGGCCAGAACATCACCGACGCCATGATCAAGGCCAGCGTAGATCTGGAGATACTCGAGCAGAGCACCAACCCCGCCGACATGCGGATGCTGTTCGCCCTACTCCAACCGGACGCCGACCTGATCACCCGCTGGCGCGGCGCGGTCGAGCGCTTCACTGCCGAGACGGACGCCAAGGCCCAGGGTGCCCGAGTGCGAGCAGCCTGCTCTCACCTAGCTTGGATCAGGGACCGCTTGCCGACGCTGCGGCGCCAGTATCGAGAACGGCGAGCGGCCGCTTAGGCCTTTTCAAGGACTTCGAAGCGGGGTACAAAAGCCAAGGTCGCTTCGCGCGTCCACAAGATCAGGCCCACGGGAAACCGGCGGGCCTTTTTCTATGCCCGACCTGACCATGTTCGGCCCTACGGGAATGGCTGGATCAGGGGCGGCGCCACCTACGGTTGACTCTCACTCGCCCATAACGCGAGTATAAGAAACCTTCGTTTCGGAAGGTTTTGGAGGGTGGAATGAATATCTCGAAACGCCTCGCCGTCGTCGCTTTCGCCGCAACGGCCTTCATGACCACGACAGCTTTCGCCGGGCCCGGCGGTCCAGGCGCACCGGTGATCCTGTACGACACCGTCTATTACAGCGACGCGACCCACACCGTTGAAGTCGGCCGCAATTACGGCGTCTGCTATGGTGGTTGGGGCACGCCCATTTGGGCTGGAGCGAGCCAGTTCACCGACGGCCAGACGACGGCCTACTATGAGAACGTCCGCGTAGGACGGTGCACGGCCGATGGCCCGATCCTCGAGTAGGGTCTACTCCCATCGGACAAAGAACGCCCCGGGTCGCTCCGGGGCGTTTTCAATTGGTGCTTATTTCGCCCAAGCTTCGGCCGGCGTCACTTTCACTTCGCCCTTGGCCACCACGTATTCCTCAAAGGTCTGGATCGAGCCGTTCGCAACGCCTCGAATGACATGATCCCCGGCAAACAGCCCTGCGAGTAGCAGACCTGCCGAGAAGGACAGCAAAAGCAACGCCAAGATTTCTAGCCATTCGCGCCGGTTCGGCGTGTCGGCCTTTCCCTGCAAGATTGCTGGCAACTGCGCCACGACCAAACCAAGCAGTCCGCAAAGCCCGCCCATGGTGAAAATCGTCGTGCCGTTCGCGATGTAATAAGCGACTTCGCGGAAATCATCCTTGGCTGCAAACATGCTCAACAAGAAAACCAGGCATGCGATGTTTGCGCTGATCAGACCCAACGGGAGTTGGCGACGGAAAAACGAACCTTCGCCGGTAAAAAGAGCAATCACGTCAAACCCCTGAAAGATGAACAACGATCTCTTTCAGAGCGATTCATCTTCACGATACGTGAGCGAGCAGCGTTAATCGTTGCTCCGCTTGAAAAACAATCAAAGGATTTCAAACGATGGCCCGAGGAGGCGCACGCCCCGGCGCTGGCCGTCGTAAGGGCTCCGCGAACAAGGCGACTGTGGTCGTCAGGGATGCTGCCCAGGCGTTTACCGAGGATGCGCTGAGTACGTTGTCCAAGATCATGAAGGACGATGAAGCTCCTGCCGCCGCTCGGGTCGCTGCCGCAAATGCGCTGCTGGACCGGGGGCACGGGAAGCCGAAGCAGTCGGTAGAGGCAAGCGGCCCAGATGGGGCGCCATTGCAAAGCGGTTCACCCGTCGTCTTCTACCAACTGCCCGATAATGGACGCGGCTGAAGCTACGGTCATCCGGCCGCAGCCGGGACCGCAAGAGACCTTCCTCGGCAGTTCGGCCGACATCGCCATTTACGGCGGCGCGGCAGGCGGCGGGAAAACCTGGGCGCTCCTGATGGAGCCGCTCAGGCATATCGGAAACGAGAACTTCGGTGCGGTCTTCTTCCGGCGCACGACGGTCCAGGTCCGCAATGAGGGCGGGCTCTGGGACGAAAGCGAGAAGCTTTACCCGGTCATCGGGGCCAGCCCGAAAGAGCACGTCCTCAGTTGGCAGTTTCCGTCCGGCGCGACGGTCAGCTTTGCTCACCTCGAACACGACAAGACAGTCCTGAACTGGCAGGGCTCGCAGATTCCGCTGATCTGCTTCGACGAGCTGACGCACTTCAGCCAGAAGCAGTTCTGGTACATGGTCAGCCGGAACCGCTCGATGTGCGGGGTTCGGCCCTATATCCGGGCGACCTGCAACCCCGACGCAGATAGCTGGGTCGCAGAGTTCATCTCCTGGTGGATCGACCAGGAGACCGGCCTTCCCATCGCAGAGCGCGCTGGCGTGGTCCGCTGGTTCGTCCGCATCAATGACGCGCTGATCTGGGCCGACGACCCTGCCGAGCTGGAAGAGAAGCATCCGGGCATCCCGCCCAAGTCGGCCACTTTCATCCCCGCCAAGCTGACGGACAACGCGGCTCTTATGGCTGCGGACCCCGGCTACATGGCCAACCTGCTGGCCCTGCCTAAGGTCGAGCGCGAGCGCCTTCTCGGCGGCAACTGGAAGATCAGGGCTGCGGCCGGGCTGCTGTTCAAGCGGTCGTGGGTGACCGTGGTGGACGCGGCGCCTACTAATCTTCGGATCGTACGAGGGTGGGACTTGGCCGGAACGCCCAAGGTGGACGGCAACGATCCCGACTGGACGGCGGGCACGAAGATCGGACAGTCCAGATCGACGGGCCGCTACATCGTCCTGCACCACGTCAGGGACCGGGACACGCCGCACAAGATCGAGGCGCTCATTTCAAACACTGCTTCGCAGGACGGTCGAGAGGTCGAGATCAGCCTCCCGCAGGATCCGGGCCAGGCAGGCAAGGCGCAGGTCGCGACGCTGATCAAGATGCTGTCGAGCTACACCGCTCGCGCCACGCCGGAGACCGGCGACAAGGAAACCCGCTTCGGCCCGTTCTCGGCTCAATGCGAGGCCGGAAACGTCGATATCCTGCGCGGTCCCTGGAACGAGGAATGGTTCATGGAACTGGAAGCCTTCCCAGACGCCGCGCACGACGATGACGCGGACAGCACCGCCCGCGCTTTCAACACACTGTCGCTGGCGCCGCCACCGGCCCGCAAGGTGAAGGTCAGCTTCTGATGGCGGTAAACGAGCGCGATCCGGCTTGGGCGGTCCATGCAGACGCCCGAAAGAAGGTGCATGATCTGCTGAGCGGTCGCGAGGATGCGCTCGGGTATGTGCGCGCCTTGCCTGGTCATGACGAAACGACGGCGAAGCGGTTTCGCGAGGGGGCTTACTACCTGCCGGTGACGGCACGCACCGCCGAGGCATTCAGCGGTCTGGTCTTCGGCAAGACCCCGACGCGATCAAACCTGACGGCGCTGGAGACCTACCTCGGCGATGTGACCGGCTCCGGCCAGGACATCGACCGTTTCGCCGAGCAGGGCTTCGACGGCATCCTCGGGACCGGCGCCGTCATGGTGCTGGTGGACTATCCCGATGCTCCGGCGGGCGCGACGAAGGCGGACGCCGAGGCCGAGGGCGTTCGGCCCACGCTGAAGCTCTACGACGCGACGACGATCCTCGCGGCTCGGGTCCAGAAGGTCGGGGCGGCGCTGAAGCTCTCGCACATCCGGGTCGCGGAGCAGGTCGAGGAAAGGGACGATGCTGACGAGTTCAAGCTGACGCAGGTGGCTCAGGTCCGCGTGCTGGACCTCGATCAGGCTGGCTTTTACCGCCAGCGGATCTTCCGCCAGTTGAATGGCCAATGGGTGCAGTTCGGAGAGACGGTCGAGCCCAAGCGCCAAAACTCCCGGCTTAGCGGCATTCCAGCCTTCTTCAGCAACCCGCGCGACGGCGAACCCAACCCCGCCCGGCCGCCGTTGGACGACATTGCCGACATCAGCGTCGCGCACCTCAACAACTCGGCTGCCCTGGAATGGGCGCTGCTGTGGACGGCCAACCCGACGCCGATCTTCAAGGGAATTCAGCTTGGAGAAGGCGACACCGTGAAAATGGGGTCGTCAGAAGGTATCGTGGTCGCAGCCGATGGCGGCGACGCCAAGTTCATGGAGTTCACCGGCTCGGGCTTGTCGGAGCTGCGTCTCGCACTGGAAGCCAAGCGGAAGGACGCGGCGCTCATGGGCGCTCGGATGCTGCTGGAGACCGGTCGAGCGGCCATCGCGGCCGAGACGGCGCGGATCGAGCGGGCTGGGGAAACCTCCGTCGTTTCCGGCATCGCCAACGCCTTGTCGGACTGCCTGACGAAGGCCCTCACATTCATGGCGGATTGGGCCGGGGTCTCAAGCGCGGGCATCCAGTATTGGCTCAACACCGACCTCAATCCGGCTGGGCTCTCAGCTCAGGAGCTGACCGCCCTTCTCTCGGCTTGGCAATCGGGCGCGATCACGCTGGAAGACCTGTTCGAGAACCTGCAGCGCGCTGAGATCGTGGACCCGGCCAAGAGCTTTGAGGATCACAAGGAAGCGCTGGAAGCCGACGGACCGGGGCTCGGTGCCATCATTGACGACGCTGCCTGATGGCCTCGCCAGCCGAGCGGATCATCGACGAAGCGGTTCTCCACCGCATCGCCCTCTCCCGCTACTCCACATGGTCCGTCCAGCGGGTGCTAGCCGTTTTGAACCGCACCGACGAAAGCCTCGTCGCCCGCATCCGCCAGGCTGATGCAGAGGGACGAAACAGCGCCCGTCTCGAACGCCTTCTCGATGAGGTGCGTGCTCTGCAGGCGGACGGCTGGACGGTCGTCCGTTCTCGCCTCGGAGATGACCTGGCGGCGCTGGCTGCAGCCGAGCGCGACTTCTCGGCCCGTATGGTCCGATATGGTCAGCAGGCGGCGGGAATGGTCGGCGTCACCGGCGTCCCCACCGCGGCCCAGGTCGTCGCCGCCGCGACCGCCCGTCCGTTTCAGGGCCGCTTCCTTCAAGACTGGTTGAGGGAAGCCGAAGAAGGCGCCGCCAAGCGAGCCCGCGAGGTCATACGGCAGGGCTTCATCGAAGGGCGCTCCGCGGCCGACGTCGCCCGGCTGCTCAGAGGGACAAGAGCCAACCAGTACCGCGATGGCGTACTGGAGGCCAGCCGCCGCGGCGCTGAAGCAATGGTCCGCACCGCCAACAACCACTACGCATCGGTCGCTGCCCGCGAGACCTATCTCGCGATGGGCGTCACCAAGGTTCGCTTCATCGCCACCCTCGACGCCCGGACGACGATCACCTGCGCGAGCCTGCACAACTCTGTGCATGAGCTCGAACGCTTCCCCTGGCCTCCGCGGCATATCAACTGCCGGAGCACGGCGGCGCCTGAGATCGAAGGGCTGAAATCAGTAGAGGCGCCGTCCTACGATGAATGGCTGAAACGCCAACCGACCGACCGGCAGGATCTTGTGCTGGGTCGAGCGAAAGGACGTCTCTATCGGGCCGGAAACCTGACGGTTGACCGGTTCGTCGATGACAAGGGCCGCCTTCTGACCCTGGACCAGTTGCGGACGCTGTCGGGGCTGGCTCCTTTGGTGCGGGTTCTGTCGCCTATCGGCCCTGTAGCCAGCGAAGAGCTTGCAGCCCTGACGAGCTACACTGGCAGCGGCTATCGCGCGATCAACGGGGCGCTACGGGGTGTGGCGCCGTTCACTCCTGAGGTTCGGGACGAGATCGATGCTCTCGACCAGTTGCTCGAACGCTCCAGCCTGACCGAGCCGACCACGCTCTATCGCGGCGTGGGGCCGAACATGATCGAGCGGTTCCGGGCCGAGGGCTTGCGAGTTGGCTCAGTCATCACTGACCCGGCCTTCATGAGCACGTCGCTGTCGATGGAAGCGGCCAGGCAGTTCCAGTCTGAACAGGAAGGGGCCTACTTCATCCGCATCCTGGCGCCTGCCGGAAGTCGAAGTCTCAATGTCGAGCGGATCTCGTCTTTCGGCGAAGAGGAACGCGAAGTGCTGCTTGCTCGCGGGCAAAGACTGAAGGTGGTATCGTATGATCATGCGACCCGAACAATCAGCGCCAGACTCCTTGCCCACCGGCCTTGAGAACCGGTTCGTGGACAACGAGCCGCGCGGGATCGAGATCGACAATTCGGACGCCGAGGGCGAGCCCTTCGACTTCGGCCAGGACGACGAGTGAAGTCGCCCTTCAGGGTCATCGATGGAACGCCGGAGCCGGAAGGCCCGCTGAAACGCATGAAGGCGTCACTGCCTGATACACCGATTGTCCGCTGCCCTCGCTGCACGGGGCTGGCCATGCTGGAGGTGAAGCTCGGCATGGTCTGGAAGAACGGAAAACCGACCGGCGGTCAAAAGCAGATCGTCTGTGCGACCTGTCTGGCGCGCGGTCAGCATACTATGGTCAAATTCTGAATATCGACCAGAAGGCGATGACGGCAGTGAGCGCTGGCACCCCAAGACGGATGAAGTCGATCGAGACCTCTGAGAGTTGGTAGAGAGTATTAGGTGCCGGCTGAGGGGGATTGGAGTCCGCTAGCGCTTGAAGTTGAGCGATTTTATTATCCAAGCCGTCAATCCTGGATTGCAAAACATCGGACGGCAGGGAACCGGGGACTATAAAATGGTCAGGTGAATTTGTTGCCACCATGATAGCTTGAGCCCTGGGATCGCCTTTCATTGCTGATCGCTCAAGAACTGCTTGCTCGATCTGTCGCTGCGTATCCATGGCTCGCTCCACCTCACGGAGGCCGAAGCGCTCACGAAGCAAGTGCTGATATCTTCCAGCTAGCTGAATGATCAAGAAGACGTACTGAAAGCTCGCATACATTAGCCCGTAGCTTGTTAGCTTTCGCCACGTCTCTGCTGCTACAGACATCTTTCCGACTCCCACCGAAAAATCGATAGGCGAAAAGAAGCCTGACCAGACCGCAATGCACGCGGCCGCACTCAACATGACCCATTTGCGAGACTTCATCGCGCGGGCGTAAGCGTCATCCTTCGCAGTATGTTCGTCGTCGCCGAGCAAGCTGGCCAAGCTCATATCATTCATCCCTCCGACCAAGCTTCACCGGAGCCAGAGTCGCGCAGGATGTCAAAGCTCGGATACGTCCGAGGATTATGCCCTGAGCAGAGCCGGGGCACCCACCAGGGCGTGAGCTGAGCAGCGCCCCCTCTGTCCGCTGAGCGG